TCCACCGTGTCCAGGATTCCAGAGAAGGCCGTGAAGGCGTCCGCGTCCGCTACGTTCGGGGACACCAGCTTGATGGTTGCCGGAGACCTCCGAAGGGTACGTCGGTAGCGGACGACCTCGGCCGAGAACGTCCGGTCAACGTCGTCAATCGTCGGGGATGCCTCGATAGACTGGAGGTTCGGGCCGCGGATGTCCACGCTCCTGGAGATGGAGCCCCACTGGAGGATCTTCCCGTCAGCCATCCCGTTGGCCACTGAGGCCACGCCACCGGAAGCGTAGCGCCTTGTCCCGCTAGGCAGCTCGAGGATGAGGACCGGTGTGATGGAGGGCTTCCCGTCCGAGGTGATTCCCTTGCTGGCCTCAGCAAGGAATGCCGCGCTGAACAGGCTCACCGCCTGATGCTCCCACGGTCCTGGAGCCCCTTCAGGAGCAGAGACTTTCCGGACATGATGCCGTCATAGGCTGCCCGCTCGATCTCTTCGAGGAACTTCTGTTTGGTCTTGGCTTCGCCGTGGGTATCCACCGACAGAGAGACGTTTGGCGCGTAAGTCACGCCACCAATACCGGCTGAGTTGTCCATCCCCGTGAAACCGCCCCCGGCCGGGACGATCATCGCGTGTTCGCCCCTATGCGCCCTGATGGTCGTGTCATGGGACAGCTTCTGGAACGGGAAGCCTGAGGCGGCGCTGACGTCGGCCGGAGGGCCTGCCGGCGTCGTGGTGGCGGTCCCGCTGGTGGCGACCGGAGGCATGTCTCCCCAGTCCCTGGTGGGCAGTCCGTTAAGGGTCCGGATCTCATTCACCAGCTCCCGCACCGCGTCCCGCATCTGAATGATGGGGTCGGCCGGGAAGGCCACGCCGGCCTCCTTGGCCTGGTCGATGAGGGCCTGGGTATTGGCGTCTATGGCGATGCCGTACTCGTTCGACGCTGAGATGATGCTGGCCAGAAGCGGAGCGATCGCCTGCAGGGATTGCTGCTGCGTCAGGCCTCCGGCCTGGGCCTGGGCGAAGGCGTCCGAGGCCGCGGTCTGGAAAGCGCTGAAGGAATCGCCAGTCAGGTAGCCGGCATTGGCCACCCCCTCAAGCGCGGCCTTCAGCGCATCCACCGCCTCGAGGGCGGCCCGCGCTGGCCCCTCTCCAGAGACAGCCCCGAAGATCCCGCCCACCTCGCCGAGCAGGGCCCCGACATCGAACCCGCCCGCCGTGAGCTTCTCCCTCAGGGCCTCGAACGGGGCCGATAGGGCATCCACCGCGGCCACCAGACCCTGCTCTTTGACGGCCGCCCAGAAGGTGCTGGTGAAGATGACGGCCTGGGCCTTGGCGCTCTCCGGCGAAGCGATGGCCAGACCGCCCATGACCTTCCCATCCTGAAGGGTGCCAGTGATACCTCCCATGGCCCCGGTGGCGCGGCCGATCTGCTCCTTGACGAACGCCTCCACCTCCGGGATCTTGTCCTTCGCCGCGCGCGCCTGAGCGATGATGTCCCTCAGCGCCTTGGAGCCGACCGTCCCGGCCTTCAGAGCCGACGCCTGCAGCTCCTTGAACTGGTCCGCCAGGGTCTTGACGGGGGGCTTCTCCTTCTTCTTCCCGAACAGCCCGAGGATGCCGCCGCCGATTCCGCCGATGATTGAGCCGATCGGCCCGAACGCGGACCCGGCCATGGCTCCGGTCATCGCCCCCTTGAGGGCACCCTTGCCGCCGCCCGGCCCTGACATGATGGAGCCGACCGCTCCGACCACGCCGGCCAGCTTCTGTAGCATGGGCGCGGCCTGGAGCGCCTGGTCCTTGATGTTGGCGATCACCCCGACCACTCCGGCCCCGAATTGGAGGATCCCGCCGAAGGTGCCGCCGACCTGGGATCCGAGGTCATCGAAGGCCCCTGCCAGGTCGCGCATCCCGGCCACCATCTCCTGATTCCGCTCGAATGCGATGCGCTGATCCTCAAGGAACTTCTCTAGAACCTCACGCCCCTTTTCTCCCGCCTTGGCCTCCTCGTCTGCCAAGACTCCGGCCCCTCTCTCATGGGCCAGAGTGATCTGCTTTAGGAGCGCTACGCCGGCCGCGCTGGCGCCCTTCTCCTGGGCTTTCCAGAAGTCCTCAACGTCCTTCTTCGAGGCCCTCATGACGTCCGCCATGGCCTTGATGTCGGCCGTCTGTTCCTTTGCGGCGGTGCCTCCCTTTCGACCGCCAGGCTTGCGCCCGACTCCCGGGCCCACCAGCGCCGCGCCTGGTCGGGCCATGTTCTTCACTGTGCTGGATCCAGCCCCAGGCGCACCGGTTACGCCAGAGATGCCCTTGATTCCAAGCGCCTCGAGCGGCCCCATTCCGAGAATGCCGCTCTTGACCCAGCTAGGGACCTGCACATCCCAAGCTTGCTTCAGGTTCAGGAATGCGGAGGCAAGCGTCTTGATGACCTGGGCCAAGGCCACCGCCGCATCAGCAACGGCCGGGAACACCTCCGCCACGAGCTTCTGAATCTCCCCCTGGTTGTCCAGGACGAACTGGGACAGCTCGCCGATGGCATCAGTGATAGCGTCAATCCCTTCGGCCACTCACGGCGACGTGGCGATGGCGGCTCCGATGTTGAGCCACAGGTGCTCCCAGGTCGTGGCCAACGTTTGGGCCGCGTCTCCGGTGGCGTCCAGTCCGGCGATAACGTCCGCGGACATGACGTTGCCGAGTTCCTTCGCTCGCTCGGCCGCATCGCCCATCTGGGAGACGGCGCCGGCAATAGCTGGCCCCGCCTTCCCGAACATCTCAAAAGCCGCCGCAGAACGTGAAGCTGGGTCCTCTATTGCGGCCACCGCCTTGGCCGTCTCGAGGAAGGCGTCGGCCGGATCCATGGCGCGGATCTTCTCGGCCTCGAGCCCAAGCGCCTTGAACGTGGCGGGGCTCTTTACGAGCTCCTTCTGCATCTCCGTGACTGCCTTCTGGACCTGTTCCATGGAGACGCCAGTCAGGGCCATCCCCTGGCTGAGGGCCTGGAAGGTCTCCACGCCCATCTGGTTTTTGGCGGCCATGTCCGCGATGTTGCCGCCGTAGGCTATCGCCTGTTTCGTGGCATTGACGAGCGCGACGCCCAGAGCCCCGGCCGCCCCTACTGCGACTCCCATTCCGACGGCGGCGGCGGTACCGGCAGGACCGAGTGACGATAGAACGCCGCCGAACTGTCCTATCGGTCCGAGGGCCTTCTGCTGAACTGATAGACCAAGCGACTCAAGCTCCTTGGTTGCCTTTCGGACACGAGCCTCCCACTGCTTGAGGTCTTTCTCTGACTGAGTAAGCTCCTTCCGAAGAAGGCGCCCGTCGGCAGTGAGCTGGATCCGGTACTCACCCCTGCGGGCCATCAGTCCTCCGAGTCCGGCTCATAGCCAGGGAAGGAGCGCATGACCCGCTTCTGGTCCACCTTGCCCCACATGGCCATGATCCAGAGGGCGCACGTCGCCTGAACCTCGATACGGCGGGAGCGGCGCCACATCCAAGCGTCCCAGAGCTTCCACAACTCAACCGGCTGGAAGTGTTCCCACCGGCCCGGCGTGAAGCCGATTCGGTAGGCCAGCCGCTCGAGCCGGTCATGCCACGCCTGGACGTCTACTCGTTCTCCCCAGCCGCGATAAGAGCTGGGGTCGAGCTCGGCGATTCCGAGGATTCCGGAGCGCTGACCTGCTCCGCGATCCTCAAGAACGCCGCCTGGTCCTTGGCGAAAAAAAGTAGCTTGAGCCCCTTATGCTCGGGCTTGTCAAGGTCCACGCTCTCCAGCGTCACGACGCCAGAATAGTAGGCCGCGCGGACCGCCTCCCAGATCACGTCCTTGATCGACTGGCCGGCCTGGACGGCCTCGTCCCACCAGTCCTCGACGTGGGCCAGGACGTACGGCTTCTTGGCCGCGCGCGCGAATCCCTTCGCCAGGAAGGTCTGCTGGGCCCGGATGTCCCAGGCCATGTTGGATGCGGTCTCCATGCTGACGCCGAGGATCTTGCCGATGATGAACTGAGACGGAGAGCTGAACTCGAATGTCTGCTGCAGGTCTCGCATGTCCGCGCTGGCGTACCTGAGCGCCCGCTCCTGCCCTCCGAAAACAACCTTGAACTCTTTCAGAAAGCCCCCCTTAGAAGGTGCCAAAGGTCACGGTGCTGTCGGCCATCAGATCGGCCGAGAACCGGGTGACCTCGTTTTCGTTGAAAGCCACCTCGAGACTGGACAGCCGGGCCTCGCCGCTGATCTTTCGCTTCCCCGAGGTTCCGCCCTCGGGCCCCAGCTCGAAGGACTGGCTGCCTGACGTCTGGAGCATTCCGCACCAGTGGCGATAGGTCCCGGCGGTGCCGTAGGCGAAGCCGCGGCGGGCAAAGCTGGTGTGGAACGTGATCCCGCCAGCGACAGAGCCGGCGGTGTCGATGCGCGCCCGCAGGATCTTCTTCACGGCTCCGCTGACGGTCAGGCGCTGGGCCCCGACTGCCGTGATGGCCGTGAAGGTCCCCAGGACTGCGCTGGTGCTGGTGGACGTGCTGTGAAGGATCGAGATGGTGGGGCTTCCGCTACCACCAAAGGCCGTGACGTGCAGGGTGCCGATGCCGCCGCCCGTGGTGTTCTCGGACTCGTTCACCGGGGCGAATTGGCCGGTTGCGGTCTCGGCGCTGAGGTCGTGGAGAGACACCCCCAGGTCCACGTAGCCGTCGGCCACGAACTCCGCAGACAGACGGTTGACCTCGTTCTCGTTGACCGACTCGTCGAAGTTGGTCTCTGCCGCCTGGAGGACGTCCACGAGGGAGCCGATAGCCAGGCTGTAGCCGCGGGTCACGACCTGGCCGTCAGCGTCCGCCAGGGCCGACCGGACGATGGCGTCCGCCCCGCCGGCCGCAGAGTCGAAGAAGCCGCCGACGCTCATTGAGCCATCGACCAGGCCCGGGACCCCTCGCTCCTTCCAGTCGTCCCCGAAGGTCTGCGTCTCGGACAGATCGCAGGTCCTGCGGATGGTGGCCTGGTCGAAGTAGGCGCTGACATCAAACTCGTCTACCAGCAGCTTGGTGGTTCGCCCGTGGAGTTTGCTGGACGCCGGGACAAAGAACCCCTGGACGCTGATGGTCCCGCCATCGCGCAGGCCCAGGACCTCCCGGCGCTTCGCACCCTGTCCGAAGGTCTGCGTCTCGGGCCGATCCGCCGAAGGCTGGAACGACGCCTGGTCGCAGTAGGTCGATATGTCGGTGAGAACACCGTCCAGGTCGTCCAGCTTCAGGACTGCTACACGACCGTGTGACTTCGCCACGGCTTACTCCTTCTCCCCAACGGGGATGTTCTCGTTACAGTTGGCGCACACCAGGACGTCTCCCGCCTCGGCCAGATCCGGCGATCCGCACTTGGGGCAGACCTCCTCCGCCGTAATCACGCCTCCGGTCAGGGCCTGCACGCGAGCATCTAGCTGCGTAAGCAGCGCAGCCACCTGGGCGCGGATCGGGCGCAGGTAGATCAGCTCCTCGTTCATGACGGCGCCTTCGTTACCGCCACCACGAAACGGTAGATGGGCCGTTCGTTCTCGTCGTAGTCTGGCCCGAATGGCCGCTGCTCCGCGCGCACGTCGTAGTACGTCACGCCTCCAAGGGTAGTAGGACCCAGGCGGTGCAGCTTGTCGTAGACGCTCCCAGCCAGCGTGCGGGCCGTTGAGGCCCCATCCCTCGAGCCACGCACGATGATCACCAGGCGGGACTGCTCGAAGGCCGAGGCGGAAAGGCTGTCCCCGAAGGTCCCGGCGTCACCTGGCCCGGTCATCTCCGCAAGGCCGACGGCAGCATCTGGCGCCGAGTCCGTGAGCCGGATGTGGAAGAGGTTGGTCCCCACCGTGAGCCCCAGCCCCGCCGCCGCGAGGTAGTTCGCCACCTCAACCGGAAGCACTGGCCACCTCGGCGTCAATGTCCTTGGCGATGCCGTCGAAGATGGCCGGCGCCGCCTGCGCCACCGGCTGAGTCATGAAACCGGCCTGGCCGCCATCATGGTGCAGGGTAGGGTCGGTCTCCTGGACGATGGCATAAACGTTGTAGATCCGGCCCTGAAGGTACGGCAGGAGCACGTCTCCGCCGACCGTGAAGCTCATACTGGCGAAGCTCTTGGCTCCCGCGCGAGGGGCGGTGAATCGGATGGAGTCTCGCATCTGGCCGCCGTCCTGCACGTCCACTGGGGCCATGGCCTTCTGCCGGGCCACGATCTGCGGCCCGGCCGCGGCGAATCGCTTCTTCGCAATGGAGATTCCGACGTCTCCGAGCCGCTGCAGGTCCGCGATGATGGCGTTGAATCCATCCCCGAGGCCGATATGCACCCTCACATCCGCACCTCATAGTGGTGGAGGGCCGCGCTCTCATCGAAGTGGGGCTGCACTGAGATGATCGGCGGCTCCTGCGGAAGGAACCCTGTCGGAAGCGTGATCTTGTCCAGCTTGGCCAGGACGTAGCCCTCCCCGGTGGTCTTATAGGGCTTCATAAAGACCGCCACGTTGCTGGCCACCTCTCGCCCGTTCTGGTCCCGAACCAGGCGGATGTCCTGCTCTACGCGGGCCATGACCGTGAACGCGCTCGAGGCCCCGCCAGCGGCGCCCCACCCGTCGCGGCTGCCGTAGGGGGTCACGGTTACGGTCAGGTTGAGGAACTCGTCAAAGCCAGTTTCGTACGTCATGCCGCCCTTACCCATTCCTTGAGCAGCCCGATCACCAGGGGTGGGATGGCCTGATTCGGGGATGTCTCGCCGCGTCGAATCCGGAGTTGTCCGACCTGCTTCTCAACGATCGTTAGGTCATCTCGGCGCTGTGTGTACCAGGTCTTCACGGTCTCAATCGCGGCCTTCTCGAGGTCGTCAAACGGGCGCACGTTGGCCGGCGGCCGAAAGCGCAGCGTACGGTTTAGATCAGCCGCAGCGGCCTCCGTCTGCAGCGTTGCGCTGACCACGATCTTGGCGGCGGTTGGGGTGCCGGTCACTACGAACAGCCCATTGTTGGCGGCCGTCGTCCAGCCGCTTGACTCCACGATATCCCCAGCTACCAGTGTCGCGGGGAACCCTGAGGCGCTGTCGTTGAAGCTGTTGTCAGCGTTCGCGGCCGAGAGCGTGGTGGCGCCCACCAGGTTCTGCTCCGGCAGGATGTAGCCAGCCGTGTAGGCCACGCTATAGAAGGGCTCCTCCTGCCGCGGCATCGGAGTGCCGATGTCCAAGAACGCCCCACCGCCGGAGAGCCCAGGGAAGGTCTGGACGGACCAGGACCAACCCGCCCTCCGGTAAAGCCACCCGCGGTTGGGGTCGGCCACTTCGTAGTCGGTATAGAGCGCGCTGTTGACGTCAGACACGGTGGACACCTTGACCACTGGCGTCCGCGCGAGCTGTAGGTGGATGTCCCCGTAACCGGGAAGGGTCTCGGTCAAGATCTCCCGACCGAAAGACCGGTGGCAGTAGCTGGAGATGCCCGCCGAGGCGTAGTCAATCAGGGTGTCCAGGAGGGCGTCATCGGTTGCCGGCGCGATCGAGGCCCCGAGCTCGGCCCGAACCGCGGTTCGGGTTGTGAGCCTGCGGGAGGCCGCGATAGTGGCGACCGTGAGCCCCACTGGTCACCGCTTCCCGCTGCCTTCGCGGTGGAGTCGGGCAGCCCTCAGGTGCGCGCGCGCGTCAGCGGCGCCGGGCTTGTCCCTGTGCTTCTGGTCATCGTACTCTTCGATCTTTCCTTCGGCCAGATACTGGCCGGCCTTGTGCGGAGCGAATCGCTCCACGCACCCGCGAGGAACCCCGTAGAGTTCGCCCTTTACGAAGTAGTAGGCCATCATCAGATCCGCCCTCCCCGGCGCCAGGCTTCGAGTCGGCTGCGCATGCCCTGCACCATCTGGATCGCGCCATCGTCGGTGTGCATCTGGGTGCTGAGCTTGTCCCGCTTCTCGGCGTTCTCCTTGAGGGCCTGGCTGAGACTCGTGGCCATGGCCTGCAGGGCCGCGTCCATCTCCTGCAGCAGCGGGTTGGGCTGCTCGTATCCGTAGCGAGCGCGCTGTTTCAGGATCGCGCTGCCCTCGTGGATGGTGACCTTGATGCCCGCCCCCTCCAGGCGACCGACCCAGTATTCAGCGCACGGGCGCTGCTCGGCATACTCCGTATCGTGGATGAGGTCGATGCCCCAGAGCCCCACCTCCGCAACGTCGTCCTGAGTCAGGGCGAAGGCCAGCGCATAGGCCACCGTGGATGTGAAGTAGTCCTTGCCCGTCCGCCGGATCACTTCCTCGATCGGGAACCGCTGGACCTGGGGGCAGTCCGGCTCGGCATCCAGCATCAGGATGGGGAACGGATGCTCCGCCTTGAGCCACTTCTCCTGCGCGTCGCCGAAGCCTGCCCGCTTGCCGTACTCGCGGGTGTACTCCAGGGTGTG